GGTTATTAACCAAAGTATTGTTGGGCATTGCCCCTGCTTTAGCAAGGCTAGTCATAAGTCCAGCAGATGCAGTTGGATTACTTCTTAGAAGAGCACGAAGTTTATCGCCTTGTGGACCTGTTACTAATTCGGCAGCCTTAAGCGTATCTGAATAATCTGCTTGCGCCTGGGTTAGTTGTCTCTCTTCAACCCCGATGAGAATAGGTAAACCATTGGCATCTTTGCCAACTTTTGGTAAACTCATATTCGCCCTTGGTTAGATGCAACTTCAAGTATATATCTTAAATCTTGGTTTGTAGGGTCTAGCATATACATAGCCTGGACCATTTGAATTGATTGTTCTGGTTGAGGCACAGCCATAGCAGGGGTTGGAATTGCATCTGGGCCTATTGGTGAACCAAAAGGAAGACCGTCTGTTGGGTCTCCTTCTGGATTTAAATCATTTAAACCTTGCACTGGTGGAAGTTGTGGTGCAGTTCTAGCACCCATAGCGCCTGCAGTTGGATTGCCTGCTAATGGTGCTGCTTGAGCAGTATCTAAAGTTGATTGGCCTTGACCCCAAGGAAGCCCAGGAACATATTGTGCCTTTTGAGTATCTGTAGCCATTTGACCATTGCTTCCATTTTGAGAAATATTCATTGGGTTATATTGAGGACCGCCGTTAGGACCGCCGCTTTTGCCTTTGACTCCAGCCACGTTGCCTCCTACTTAATATGTCTAGGTTGTGTTTTAGATAGATAAGGTCCCGCTGTAAATGCTGTAAGTTTGCTTGCAATTTCCATTGCTTCATAAGCATCAGCACCAGCGTGTAATGCACCAAGTGCATACGCTGCTCCAGAACCTGCTGCATAGACTCCGTGTTCAGTTTTAGATACTGAGCATTCCTGGTCTATATCAAATATTTCGCCTCCGAGTGCAATGATAAACTGGAACCTAAGTTCTTTATTATCTTCATCGAAGTTATATCCATTATCGGATAAACATTTACGCAGCGAGGGCATAGCCCTTGCAATCATAAAATGATATAAATCTTTTTTATCTGCTTTAGTTGGAACTGGTGGTTCCCATACATGTTGTGCTATATCACAAGGAAGAACTTCTCCCGAGCCAGCAATTAGATATGGACCACGTTCTGCTATTTTTTGAACGCTATGATGTGAATATATATAACCACTGCTGTCAGTAGTCTGACTATCGGCAACAATAATTGCAGCGTCTTTATGCTCTATTCCAATAATTGTTGTCATTGTCCCCTACTTAGTTATCTGTTTCTATTGACCGTTCTGGCCGTTGAAGTTGTTTCGCCGCTACCTGACATAGATGCGAATAAACTCTGAATTGTTGGTGCTGCTTCTTGTGGTGCGCCTTCTGGTGCGCCTTGCATTGCTGCTTCTGGAGGTAAAGAGCCTCCTACTGGAGCACCTGAGGGAGCAGGGGACGTTTGCTCAACCATAGGATTGGCCCCAGCAGGAGGAACCTGTGGCGCGAATATGTCCCCAATGGCATCTTCAACAGATTTGCCACCTTGACGCGCCTTGATAACCTCCGCAACCTTGCGGATAATATCACTTGGGTCTCCCCCTTGTGATGCCATCTGCGGGATTGCTTGGGTGTATGCTTGAAGTGAAGCAATAAGCGCATTACGCATATCTTCAACTTCAATCTTTTCTTGCTCCTGGGTTACATTCACATTGAATGGTAACTCACGCATAGCCATATCCTTAGATATCAACTTGCCACCAAGTGCTTGAAGCATAAAGATAAGTCCCTGTGCTGGGTTGAGACCAGCCAACATACCGTAGCGGACATCAGCAGAGTAATCTGAATTGATATCTTTGCTTGGGGTATATGTAATTACGTATGGCGAACCAGCATCTACACCGCGAATTGTCTTCTCAAAATTGAAGTAGGTTTCATCTACCTCAAAGCATAGAGCGATTACATCGCGTAGTGCTGCAGCGAAAATGGCTTGAGATGATTTAACTTGAGTATCAAATGCTCCCATGAGAGCCTGCACACCTTGCCCAGTAACAACAGATGCGTTGATGTTTCCAGTTCGTCCTTCTGGATAACGTGCTCCAACGCGGAGTTCTTGATTAAGCAAATTCTGTTCAGTAAATGCGCCTTGTGGTAGGTTCAAATCTACACGACGGACACCAGCAGGGTTTGCTGTGCGGATAACCGCATCTCCACCAAGTTGTAGTTCTTGAACATCTTGTGGAAGAACAATAGGAGCCTGAACTGACTTCTCTGCTGCTTCCATAGCAAGCATAGCAAAACGATTACGAAGTAATTGAATTCCTAGAACATCGTCAAACTGTCCACGCATCTCAGCATCAATAGAAGGACGCTTTGCAATTACTACCATCATCTTTCCAAGAGGGTTCTTGGCTTGAGATAGAACTAAGTTCTGGCGTGATGGGACATAGACCAATGATTGTTCTTTGTCATAGTAGCGGAAAATATCAATTTGAGTGTTTAAGTCTTGGTCAAAGCCCTCTGGACCTAGTAGTTGTCCTCTGTATTCAGGGAATTGTGAGATAAGTTCCCCAAGTGTCATTACATAACGCTTGGCGTATGCTACACAGCGACCATAGCGGTCAAACTCTGGATATGCTTGACGTGGGTTCTCAATACGAATACGAGGAAGCCCTGATGGCTCATCGATTTCAATAATGAATGGAACAAAGCCGTATGTGATGTAGTAATCCGCACCAGTATACATATGAACTGATAGGTCAGAGTGAACAAAGTAGTTTGAGGCAATACGTGTGCGCTTATCAGCAAACTTACGAGCCTTGTCGTTGACTGCATTCGCTGCAGAACAGTTTACTGTTGGCAGTGGCGCCATAACCTCAGATAGGTCTCGGGCTACTACGTCAATAAAGTTTGCTACTACGTTAGCATCTACACCATCTGGAAAGAAGTCTGGGTATACGTCTGCAATTTTACCTTGACGGACAGCAAGAACGTCGCCTGCCTTGGCGTCTCTTTCAGTAGCGCGGTAGCGCAGGGAATCAACCCTTAGTGCTACTTGCTCAATTGTTAATGCCATTGGATTCCTATCCGTATTGCTCTACCCATTGCTCGGCAAAGGCTTCATCTAGTTGTATAGAACCACGTTGCGACTTCTGTGCGCGGGTGGCCCATCTATTATTTTGGTATTGACCTACTCTTGAAGATTGTTGCATTAATTCTCTTATGCGAATGATAGCAAACCATAAAGCCATAACTGTATCAGTTGGGTTTCTAGTATCTGGCTTCCAAGTGATTAGTTGCTGGACTAAGGTCTTGAGACCCTCAGAACCTTCATTGCTTGGAAGTTCGATTATGTTGTTATCTTGAAAGCGACCATCTCTGATTGTTCCAAATAACGAAGCCATCGAGGCTACACCGAAAGATGTATCCCATTTGTTCTTGCCTGTGAAGTGTGATTCAAGGCGTGTGCCATACTGGGCTAGCCAGTTACGCAGGTCCTCATCTAAGGCGTAAGCCTTCTGATGGGCGTTAATTTCAATACGTAGTTCTTGTGGGCGATACTTGTCAACCCATTCTTCAATCAATGCTCTAATCTTCATTGGATTAGGTTCTGTCATATTAACAGCATCTAAAACATAAATCTTACTATCAGCACGGTTATACGATAAGATTACCGCACCCGTGTTACCAGTCATCGCTGGGTCGAGACCCATAACTGTGTATGCAGACTCAATGTGCTTTGGATGTCCTGGGACCCCAGGTTTGAGAGGCCCTCTTTTTCGCATCCCATTAACGGAACCTGCGATAGCGGCTGGGGCGAAGATTGAATCTTCTTGAACGTCTTCCTGTTGGTAGACCATAGCCCAGACCGACGGAGCAACCTCAGACCTTCGCGTAAAGAGTGAGGGTCCATCCCACTTTGTGTATAAGCCGTTTTCATCTGGTTGGTCTACATCTCCCTCGGGCCTGTCAGTCTTTGGCCATAGGGCTTTCCAGTTTTCAGGCTTCTCGTCAAATTCTAATACTGCTGGTTGGCTGAAGTAGGTAAAGGGGCTCTTGCCACCTGTCCACTGTGAACCATCTCTAATCATCTTGTAGAGGTCAATAGGTGCGACACGGGTTCCTACAATAAGCAGTTTTCCGTGCCGCCCTAGGCGCGTGATAACTTCTTTTTGAAGCCATTCAATTTGCTTCTCCCACTCATGGGCATTTGAGTTCATCACAACGTCATCTAGGATAATCAAATCGGCACGTGCGCCATAGATTTGAGATCCGAATCCGAGTGCCTGGACTGTTGGGTCCTTCTCTCCAGAGTCGCGTCCCGTCCCTAGATAAATCATATCTGCTGACCATTGGGTCGCATCTTGCTTGTAACCACCAGAGGGGCCGAAGGCCACCTGTAGTTT